TATTCTTATCTAGCTGTAACATCAGGAACCACTTTAGCTAAACCAGTCAGAGGCGGTATTGATATTATGGTTGGTGATAAGTTAAAGTGGAGTGCTGACATTCCAGACTTCACAGGAGTATTGAATCTCTATATTCCGTCCCAAGCAGATAAGGTTATTAGTGTCTTGCTTAAAGGAACTGACGGGTATATTGGGAAACTCAACGTGCAGTGGCATTTAGAGCCCGCGTAAGGAGTTAAAGTGGATAGAAAGTTGAGAGATATTATTTGGCTAGCTGGACTATTAGAAGGTGAGGGCAGCTTTGGTTTTTACAATGGTGGCCCAGTAATCCAGCTGAAAATGACTGACCTTGATATTGTAGAGAGAGCGCATAAGGCTTTAGGATGCACTTCTAAAGTCATGACAATCAATATGCCAGACCCTGAGCACAGCACAGCATACAAAGCTGTAGCTCAAGGGTCTCTGGCTATTGGTTGGATGTTCACTCTCTATTCCTTGATGGGCAATAGAAGGAAAGAACAAATCAAGGAAGTTATATCTCAATGGGTAAAGCACAGAGCAGTAAGCAATCCACATAGACATAAAGGCAACATTACTGTTGTAGGTGGAACTAAAGTCTGTTCACTACATGGTCCTGTTACTGGAATAAATGTTAGGTGGATTGGTAAATGGGTTTATTGTATGGGTTGCTATAGACCTAATTCTCGGGCTGCTTTACGCGCGTGAGCGCGGGCGAGGTTTAGGTCTAAGCAAGTTGCGCGAAGCGCATAAGCCACTCGTGCAGACTCAAGCAGTAAAGCGGTTGAGTAATCGGATGACTGAAGAAGCTAGGTTCCGGGCGGCCTCGATAGTGACGGAGCCAGGTAAGAGTGCCAACCTAATGGCACGCTCTTGAACTAAATGCAGACTAGCAGCATCCAAGTCAATTCGGTTGTCGAGCGGGAGTTTACGCCGACAAAGAAACAGAGTGATTTTATTGCTATTCCCTGGAGCGTGAAGGAAGCTCTCTACGGTGGAGCAGCAGGAGCCGGAAAGACAGAATTAATTATATGGCTTCCACTTATATATCAGTTTCACGAGCATCCGCTTTACAAAGGTATCATTCTTCGACGGAATCTGAAGCAATTAGAAACAGAATTAATATCACGTTCTAAAGAGATATATCCATCATTAGGAGCAGTATTCAATGAAACTAAAAAGAAATGGACATTTCCATCGGGAGCAGTCCAATACTACGGCGGCGCAGACAAAGAAGATGATATTCGTAAGTTCGACTCTGACCAATACAATCTCATTTCTTATGATGAAGCAACACACTTTACCGAGTTTCAGTACAGCTATCTTGTTATGTCCCGGCTTCGTTCTAGATGTGCCGATTTACCAGCAATAGCAAGAAGCGGAACTAATCCAGGAAATGTAGGACACGCTTACTTTAAGAACAGATTTGTTAAACCGTTCAAAGAAGGATATAAGATTCTTATAGACTCAAAGACAGGATTAAAGAGATTATTTATTCCGGCTAGGATTCAAGATAACCCGGCTCTATTAGCAAATAATCCTCAGTATATTCAGCAGCTAATGTCGATGACAGAGGCTGAGAAAAAGGCAAAATTATATGGCGATTGGGATACATACGAAGGTCAAGTTTTTAAGGAGTTCAGGCTTGAACCATTATCAGATGAGCCTGGTAATGCGTGCCATGTTATTAAACCGTTTGATATACCTTCTTACTGGCCTCGCTTCATTGGGATTGATTGGGGCTATGCTGCTTACACAGTTATCTATTGGGCGGCTTTATCTCCCACTGGCAGAGTATTTATTTATAGAGAGTATGCTTTCAAAGAAAAGAAGATTGTTGATTACCTTACTGACCTTATCAATTTAACTGAGCCGGCTGAAAGAGAAGCTTTATCTAAAGTTAGAATTTGTCATTCAGCAGACCAGAATCGTGGAGAACCATTTACTATTTATGACCAGCTAACAAAAGCTCTAAGGAAAAATAACTTCCGCTGTCAAATTGAGTTAGGAGAAAAGAACAGACTAAACGGTAAGCTAACTCTTCATGAATATTTAAGATGGCAGCCTAAAGAAAATCCGGCTAGGTTATATGGTGGAGAGTTTGATAAAGAATATGCTGATAAGATTTTCCGTTTATATGGACAGACTGCATATGTTGATTATGTTAAAATGTTTGAGAAAGAGAAGGAAGAAGTTAATCTTCCAAAACTACAGATTTTCGATACATGTCCATTACTGATTGAAACTATACCGGCTTGTGTATATGAGGATTCTCCTGAAGAGGGTAAGAAGGCAGAAGATGTTAAAGAGTTTGATGGAGATGACCCTTACGATTGCACTCGAATACTTCTATCCGGTATAAGAGAGTATCAATTACAACATGCAAGAGAAGTAGAACATGCTGCAAAATCTGAAGAAGCACTTAGTCAACTTTCTGGTGGCGACCAAACTTCTTTTTACAGAAAAATGGAGTTCTTGGAAAGCAAGCAGGGCCACCAAAAGAGTAGTATATCATTTAGACGCAGAGGCTTTCGCCGCTATCATTAACTCTAAAGATGAATTTATTACTTACCTTCAAGATGAAATTGCAGAGTTAAAAGCTCAGATGAGAGATGATAAGCCTGAGCGAGTAAGAGTAGAGTCCGACTTTGTATCGAATAGAGGTTATAAATCTATTCATACTAGAGTTAGGGAACGTGTAATGGCAATGAGAGAAAAACATGCCGCCGTTCCAACAAAAGAAGAATCTCAGTATGAGAAAGTAGTAGTTGAATGATTCCTCCTACTGAACAAGCTACTGAACAAACGGATATGCAGGTCTTGGGTAGTTCTGAACAAGAGAAACCCAAGCAACCTACAGCTATTCCGGATGATTATAAAGCAGTCCTTACTACTCTACTTTCTCTTTGTGAGAGAGAAGATGAGGCTGTTCATTACTCTTGGATAAGAAAAGCTAAAAGATTAGAACTCTACTTCAATAATATTGTAACTTTATTTTGGGATGATACTTCCGCTGATTGGGCAATACCTGATTGGGATGAAAAAGAAGCTGACGGAGTTCCTCCTCGGATTATTAATATCTATCGTCCGCACGGTGAGTCTATTATTGCTGCTCTTTCCGTTGGTGTACCTTCTGTTCTTTTCTTTCCTACTGATGCTGACAATGCTGACGATATTGATAAATCTGAGAATTTCTCTGCATTAGCTAAGATTATACAGAAGCATAACAAAGCTAAGCTGCTCTATATTAAGATTCTCTCTATCTTCTTCAATCAAGGCACGCCATTTGTTTATACTTATGCTAAGAAAGATAAGAAGTTTGGCTTTTATCAAGTAGAAGAATCAGCTTTAGAAGAGCAGACTTCATATAATCATTCTTGTCCTACTTGTGGCTATGATTTTGGTGAAGGTGGAATGGAGCCAGTCTCCAATATTCCCTGCCAGTCCTGTGGACAAACTATTACTACAGAAGTAACTCCACAAACAGTTCAAGTTTCTGTTCCTATTCAGGTAGATAAAGAAAAATCCCGCATTGTTATTGACCCGTTTGGTGTATTAAACGTTAAAGTTCCCTACTCTGCTCGTACTCAAGAGCATGTAGGCTTCCTTATTCTCAAGTTTGACCAATCAATAGCTTCACTTCGCTCTATCTTTTGTGTTCCTGGTCCTAATGGAGAGGAACCTTTAGTAGAAGATGTAGCTTCATCTACTGCTGATACGTCAGTAGACTCTACTATTCGCTATCCTTCTGTCTATCTTAACAATCAACCACAGAATACAGCAGTAGTTAAGTGTGTTTGGTATAGACCTTGGCAGTTTGAGTTAGTAACTGGTAAAGCCGACTCGGTAAATAGAGATATTGTTGACCAAATTAAGAAGAAGTATCCAGAAGGTTGCTATGTTATCTATATTGGTAACGAACCTGTTGAAATTAATGGTGAAAATCTAGATGAGCATTGGACGATTGGGTTAGACCCACGTTCTTCTTCTATACATGCCGAGCCTTTAGGCACTAATCTTGCGATGATTCAAGACATTAATGCAGAAATTGATGAACTTGAATTACAGACGATGGAACATGGGATTTCTGAGCTATTTATTGCTTCAGATGCCATTGATTTCAACAAATACTCCGATAATCAAGCCAAGCCTGGTAATGTTACACAGGCATTTAAGGAACCTGGTAAGAATATTGGAGATAACTTCTATGAAACTAAGACTGCAACTTTATCTCCTGAAATTGCAGGTCTTACTGCTAAATATAAGAATCTGGCTGAATTTGTTACTGGCGATTTTCCTACTGTATATGGTGGTGCCGTTCCTGGCAGTTCTACAGCGACAGAATATACGAAATCTCAGAATCAGGCTCTTCAAAGGCTTGGTACTATTTCCACTATTGCTTCATTCTTGTGGGCTGATGTATTAGATAAAGCAGTTAGAGAGTATGCCAATCTATTGGAATATGATGAGAAGATGGTAGATAAGACTGCTGCCGGTTATCAGTCTACTACTGTTGACCATATGGCATTGAAGCGTGGAGATGTTGGTAATTGTGAACCTGAGTTCTCTGAACTCTTACCAGTTTCTTCTGGACAAATTAAAGATACCTTAATGGGCTTAATGCAAGTTAAAGACCCAATGGTTATGGCTCTTATTACCCATCCTCAGAATAACGAGTTGGTTAAGAAAGCTCTCGGTATTCCAGAACTCTACATTCCCGGTATTAATGATAGAACCAAACAGTATCGGGAAATTTCTCTACTCATGGAAGCTCAACCACAACCGTCTCCAAACTCTCCATTAGGAATGGAATCTTCTATTGCTCCTGAAGAGTTTGATGACCACATGGTAGAGATGGAAGTTTGTAAAGTTTGGTTAAACAGTTCCAAAGGTCAAAAAGCTAAGAACGAAAACCCAGGTGGTTATCAAAACGTAGTGTTACATTGGAAAGCACATCAGATGATGTTGCAAATGAGGACACAAACTCCCAATGAAACACCTCAAGGTCAAGAACCTCCAACGCTTTCAACAGGATTAGGTGGATAATGTTTAAGCACTTCAATGTTTTCTATTCCCCGAACGATGTTACTGGTATGCCTTCTGCTGGTTCTGTAGGTGATGTTGAACCAATCGGACCAACAGATAAAGATATTTTGAATGGAGATGATGATGGCGATGAAGTTCCCGATAATGCAGGAGACGGAGAAGATGGAGAAGAAGGAGACTCCGAGGAAGTTTCCGATGACGAAAATGAAGATGAAGAAGAAGCCGATGAAGAAAATGAAGATGAAGAAGAAGATGACGATGCCGAATCTGAAGAGTCTGATGGGACTGAAGATAAAGATGTAGACCAGGGAGACTTAGATTTATCTGACTTAACTAAAGCTGTTAAGAAAGTTGCGCCAGATTTATTTAAGAAAATCCCTGGATTACGGGAAGCTTTAGAGCGAGATAAGGAGTTTGGAGAAGTATTTGCTACTCCAGAAGATGCTAAGGTTGCCGCTAAAAATGCTGGCTTCTTAGAGATGATGTATAAGGACATTGCTTCTGGAGATGTAGATAAGACTTCAAACTTTCTTAAAGCTGTTAAGAATACAAACGAAGAGGCATTTGAAGATTTCTCTCATACTATCTTAGAGTCAATCGGTAAGTTGAATCCACAATTATATGGCGAAGTGATGTTGAAGCCAATGAAGAGGGCTTTAATGTCAATGTATGCAGATGCTATGAAGTCGGGTAATAAGAATCTTGCAGCAGTAGCTATTCATGCTCATAACTATTGGTTTGATACACAAGATATTAAGGCCCCGTTAGAAGAGAGAAAGAAGCCAGTTGCTAAGACAAAGGAACAAGAACAGTTTGAAAGGGAAAGACAAGAGTTTGATAATACTCGTATGGGTGAGTTCAAGGGTTCTATTACAGAAGTAGTTAATCATTCTATGAAGAACTCCATTAATAAGGAGTTGGACGGAATCAAACTGGACGATTACCAAAAGAGGAATATTGTCCGAGACATTTTTCAGGGAGTAGATGAAGTTCTTGGTTCAGATAAGAGATACCTTGGCGGTATTCAATCCTTATTTGACCAGGCTAAATCCTCTAAGTATTCACCAGATTGGAAGTCTAGAATTGTTAAAGCTTATCTCCAGCGAGCTAGACAAGCACTTCCAGCAATTCGAAATAGAGTCTTACGTGAAGCTGGTATTAAAGTGAAGGATGCTCAAAAGTCAGAGTCACGCAGACTTGTTCCTGCTGGTCTGGGTGGCAATAAAAGTGAAGGCCAAATTGATTTTAGCAGGGTAGACCGCTCTAAGACAACCGATATGGACATCCTTAACGGGAAGCCCAAGTATATCAAGTAAGGGGAAATTAACATGGCTGTAGGTGGAACCCAGCTTCTTTCTGTTGAAATGGAGAAGGTTCGTAAAAAGCTTTCAATGCTTTACGAGCTTGAATCCGCAAAGTTCTATTCGACTGTAGAGAAGAAGGATACGGAAGTAATCTCAGAAAGAGATATGCGTATCCCTCTTGCTATTGGTCCGGGTGGATACTTTGGTTACTACAATCCTGATGGCGGAGATTTAGGGATTGGTGACGGCCAGACTTACGATAAGGCTGTCATTAATACTGTGAATTTCAAGCACGCTATTCAGTGGAACACTAAAGCTCAGTGGGGAACTGATGATAGCCGTAAGGCTGTTGTTAATCTCTTCAAGGAGCTTATGGCTAAAGCGATGCCAGAGTTTCGTCGTCAGACTGAAGCTCAGTGCATGACTGCTGGTAATGGTATTCTTGCTACTGTTACCTCTTTAGCTACTACCACTCTTACCAATGATACCATTACCTGCACAACTGATGGTTATGGTATTAAGCTTCTTCGTAAGGGTCAGCGAGTTCTTGTTTACGATGCTGGTCTTGCAGCGCCATTAAACACTGGTGGTGTTCCTGCTAAGATTATCGCATATGATTTAGTAAACAAGAAGATTCAGCTTGATGCAACTGTTCCAACGATTGCACCCGGTTGTTTTATTCTTCCTGAAGGTTTAGCTGGAGCAAATCCAGTTGGACTTTTTGGTGTTCCTTATCACGTCCAAAATTCAACAGTTGGTGCGTGGTTAGGTATGCCTAGAGCTACTACTCCAGAAGTTCAGGCTAATCGAGTTAATGCCGCTTCTGCTGCTTTAGCTCCTGCTTTCGCTCGTCGTGCAATTAATGCGATTGGCGATAGATTGGGAATGGATAACAAGACTCCTTTAACCGCATGGATGCACCCGGCACAAGTGCAGGCTTATGAGGCTTTAGGACAGCTTGTTTCTGTTATCAATAAAGAAGCAAGTGAACAGGGTCTTAATTTGTTCTTCTCAGAGAACATGAGACTCGCTGGTGCTCCAATCAAGCCAAACTTTGTCTGGAACAAGACGAGGATTGACTTCCTGACTAATGACCATTGGGGTCGTGCGGAATTAACTCCAATCGACTACTATACGGTAGAAGGTCGGAAGATATTTGAGATGAGAGGAACATCTGGTGGTGTTGCTACATCTCAGGTATTCTACATTGTAGCTTCGTGGAATCTGTTTTGTGATTGTCCTCCAGCACAAGCATACATTGACAACCTGCTGGTTCCAACGGGTTACTAAGTAGAAAGGAAGATGGGGAGCTGGAGTTATTGCCTGGGGAGCCAATTTCTCCAGTTCCCTGTCAACCTATATGATTCTAGAAAAAACAGTAAACGATAGATTGCTTAGGATATATGGTAAGGAGACTTTAACAGGTCTACAGAAATACCGTATCGTTTGGTCAGGAACACAGACTGAAAAGAGATTTGGCTCCTACGATGTATTAACTCAAGAAACTGGAATTTGGTTAGGAGTTAAGCAGGGATTAGTAGAAATTAAGAAATATTGGTATATGAAAGATACCTGGCTCCTTGAAAGAGTTGAGCCGAATACAAATAGAAAAGATGTGTTCTATGACAAATATACTTATGAACCAATCTTTCCGTTCTTAGATAAGGACGATAATTTATTACCTCTGAACTGGAGAGCAATTGAGTTCATTGTAGGTAAGTTGGAAAGAGCAGAAAGAAAAGTAATGCTAACAGAAGAGGACCATAGACAGGAAGAAGAGAAGAAACAAAAAGCAGAGGAAGAAAAAGTTTATGGGATTTTGGATTCTCCAGACCCCATTAAAGAACTACCAACGTTCAAGTCATCCACGTTATCTTTGAGGTAAAGTCAATGCCATCAGCTACCATTGTTTCCATTTGCCCGTTTGAGACTATTGAGATTAAACCAATCACAGGTGGTTACTATAGAATCCCTGCTGCTCCAAAGGATGATTTAATCACAGTTCTTATTGCTGAATCTTCCTATATCCAAAGAATGCCAGCTACTGACCATTCTATTGTTATTCCGGTTGCTGCCCACCATATTGCTAAATCTATTGTTGATGACTTTGTTAATACTGTCATTGAAGCTGATGATAATGCCGGACCTGGAATGATGTGGTTCGAGGGTTCATTAACGAAATCAGCAATTCTCCTTAATCATAAAGATGAGCTAAAAGCTCTCAGAGAAAGACAGCAGCGTTGGTTTGTAAATCTTTGTCGCAAAGGTGATGATGATTGGAACCAATATCACAAGGTTGGTTTAATTTCTGGGCATCAGCGTTATGCTGCTGAGTATTTAGGATACAAACCGGAATGGTTGCCTGAGTATAACTCTAATGCTGGAATGACTGAATGCCCAGCTTGCTTTACTCAGATTGATGCAAGGGCAATTATTTGCATTAATTGTAAGGCGATTCTTAACCGTCAAAAGGCTATTGAGTTTGGCATTATCCCTGCTGATACTCAAGTATTAAAGCCAGTAACTCCGGCCGGTGGATTAACAAAGGTATAACATGCCTCCAGTTCTAGCATCAGAAGTAATGATTCGTTCTAGAGCAGTTCTTAATGATGCTGTAATAGACCTCTATACAGATGAGGTTTTATTGCCATATCTAAAAATTGCTAACGATGACCTATCTGATGAATTGACAGATAATGGAGCTACAGTAAACAAAGAAGTATCAGTTAATATTCCTCTTTCTGCTCTATCTAAGACTTTGCCTTTGCCAGATGATATGATTGTTCCTATTGAATTATTTGAAAAGGGCCAGTCAGAAGATGACTCTAAATATGTATTTGTAAGACAGCGAGATTTTCTTCCTAATGAAGTTCCTGGCAGCTTTCTTTCCTATTGGACTTGGAGAGAACAGAACGTCAACTTTATTGGCGCTACAGTTCCAAGACATATTCGATTGAGATATTACCGCCTGATTACTTCAATGTCAGGTGCTAATAGTGCAATCGAAATCACTCATGCTCTGAACTATCTAGCTTATCACACCGCTGCTTTAGCTTCTGAGCATATCGGTCAGAATCGGACCAAAGCTATTGAC